GCGGCGGTAGCGCTGAACTGCCCCTGGAACGCCGCCCGGTACCACTTGTTGACCACACTCATGTTCCGTTCCTTCCGGTTAGTTCTCCCCCGCCCCCGGACTGCGGCCGCCAGGGGCGGGGAAGATGATTGGGCGGTTAGCTTGCGGTGCTGATCGCGGCGAACGCTCCGTCGTCGACCACTGCCGCCTCGAAAGCACCGACCAGGCCGACTTCGACGCCTGCGATGGCAGGTTCCGACACGAACATGCGGACGGGGGCGCCCTCATTCTCCGCGACGAGCAGCCCGTCCATGTCCCCGACGATCATCTCGCCGGCGTTCAGGCCGGGGGAGACGATGACGCGGAGCGGCCCGATGCCGGCCTGACCGACCGACACGAACTGCGTGAGCGCGTCGGAGGTGAGGCCGAGCAGGTACCCGAACCGGTCGGGGGCCATGATGATCGCGTTGGCCGTCCGCCCCGAGTTCGCGTACACCTCGGAGTAGCCGGCACCAACAGCCGTCATGGTCTGAGCGAACGTCGCCGTGGTCGCGATCGGCGACGCGATGTTGTTCAGGAACGCCGACGCCGACACGACCGTGGCTGCGTCCGTCTCCGTCTTCAGCGCGTAGTTCGCGGCGATCGCCCGGAACCACAGGTCAAGCGCGGACGGATCGGAGAACTCGATCGCTTGCCACGAGATGTTCCCGCCACCGAGGTAGGTGCTGGCGGTCTTCGTGACCATCGACACGTCGAGCCCGGTGTTTCCGGCCTCGGTCTTCTGGGTGGCCTGCACCGCGACGACCGGGGTTCCGTCGAGCTGCGGGTAGGTGACCGTCAGCTTGTTCAGGTTGACTTTGACACCAGCGGCGTCGACGAGCGGCCTGCGGTTGGAGATCACCTGGAAGATCTGGGCGATGTGCTGCGGCGGCGACAACCCCGCGATGTCGGATGTGAGCGTGGTGGCCGGGATCCGCTCGACTTCTTCGACCGCCGTGAGCCGCTGCATGGCCCGCTCAACCTCTTCGCGGGACACGCCAGAGGACTGCACATGGCTGCGGGCGTACTGCCCCTTCGCCGTCACGATGATGTCGAGCGCCTGCTGGCCGAGCGTCCGGTACATGGTGCGGCCGTCCTCGTCGAGGTCGGCGACACCGCGGGCGGCGTTGGCGGCCCGCCGGATCTGCTCGGACTTCTCACGGGCTGTGCGGTCGGCGTCAACCTGATCCGACCACTCGGCGATCTCGCCGTCGTAGTACTTCAGGTCTGAGCTGTACTTCTTGAGAAGGTCACGCTGCGACTCGGACGGGTTGGCCCCGTCGAGCTCGCGCAGCAGCTCCTCCTGCAAAGCGTGCGTCTGCTCGCGGGCGTCAACCCGCAGCTGAAGCGTCCGCTCCGCCTGTGTCTCGTTCATTTGAGGCTCCTCCGATGACGTGATTGCTTCCTGTGTGGCGGGGGCCGTCACCGGGGGTGCCCGTCTTAGCGGGGGTGCCCGTGTCTCCGGGGTGCGCCTTCATGTTGTAGCGGTCGGGTAGGACGATCCCTTGAGCACGCAACCGCTCGACGCGCTCCTGGTCGATGTCGACGGGCAACAGTGCCTCGTCGACAATCTGCTCGGGCGGTGTACGTACCGCCAGAACCTGTGCGCCCTTGAACGCGCCCTCGCGGCAGAACGCCAACCCCTTCAGGTCAGCTTTGACTCGTTGCACGAGTCCGCCGGCGGTTCGGATCGACTTGCGGGCGAACGCTTCCAGCGAAACCGACGGGAGGGCGCCGCCGCGGATCAGCCCCAGCGCCGTGTCCCCGTTCTGCGTCTCAAGGATCGTGAATGTGCCGTGGTAGCCGTCGTCCTCGCGACGTAACGATAGGCCGTGGCCAACGACGTTGGAGATGCCACGCTCATGCTGATAGTTCGCGTGGATCCGATTGGCGGCGTTCAGTTGGTGGTCGAAGCAGCCGGGCAACCACTCCTCGTCGTACTCGTTGAAGTCAGGTGGGTCGGCAACTCGGGCTACCTCGCCGAACGGGACGATGCGGACATCGACGGTGCGTCCCTCAACTTCGACGTGGGTTGCTACGAACTCGCGCTCGAGCATAGGGGGCTGCTGTTCCGTGGTCATACGCCACCTCCAATGGCTGTGAGCCGCCCGTTCATCTGGGCGGGCGATGCCGCCGCTACCTGGGACAGCTGCGGATCATCTTGGGAGTCGATCGAACCCTCGATCGTCATGTCGGTAGCGTCCTGCACGACCGACTGGCCGCGGGGAAGCAACCGAGCCGTGAACGAGTCCATGATCCGCTTAGAGGTCGTCGACAACTCCGTCAGCCACCACATCTGCATCAGCGCGACCGGGTTCTGGTAGGTGAGCCCACCGGTTAGCGCCATGTTTACGATCGGGCCGGGGATGCCGTAGGCGGCGGCGAGCATCATCGCGTTCCACTGTTGCGTCTCGAGCAGCGAAAGGTCGGACGGGTTGAACGACAGCACCTGGAAGTCGAGCTCGGGCGGCAGAACCGGCGGTGCGCCGTTCCTGCTCGTCGTCGCGGTCATCCACTGCGACTGCAACGCCTCAGCCTGTTCCTTCGTCAGCTTCCGCTCGGATTTCAACACCGCCTGCGGGATACCGCCTTGCACCGTTGTCATCGACTGGTTACCGGCCGCAAGCAACCCCCAGGCGATCTGGGTGTGCGCGTGTAGTACCGGAGTACCGTGCGCCGCCGTTGATGGATTCCGGTCGATATGCACGATGTCCTCGAACGGCAAGGGCTCGCTGCTGCCATTCATTCGGTAGCGTCGGCGCCCCTCATGCCAGTCGATCTGCAAAGCGCTGGACGGTAGCACCGTCCACGTCCGCGGGTAGGTATTCGCGTATCGCGAAGTGATCTGCTGGCAGGAGAACCCCCACCCGTACATCTGATCAACGATCGCGTGTAGGGCGTCGCCGATTCCGTTGGGGAACGTATTTGGGTCGGGCGCCGACACCCACATCGGCTCATCTACTCCGGGCGGCCCTTCCCACTTCAACGGCATCGCCGCGATCGCCTGAGAGTTCAGTTTCTGACAGCGGGCAGCGATCCATACCTTTGAGCTGAGGTCACGCACGGGCATGTAGAGAGCAGAAGCACCTACCCCTTGTTCGGCATACCAGTTCGGGATGATCGAGTTGAACAAGTCCATGCGGGTGCCCTCGAGCGGCTGCGGCTCCCGCTCCAACGCCTGCTCAACCATCTCCCCAGGCGAGGGCCCCATCAGCCGGCGCAGGAGCCCCATTAGAAGATGGACACCTCCCCGACATCGTTCTCGGTCGCGCTCAGCAACGCCAAGGTGGCGCCGACGAGCGGCGAAATGTTCACGGTCGACTTGGTGCGCGACCACGCCCACCTGTCAACCAGCGGCCGCGCCTTCGCGCCGCGGATCGCGCTGTCCAGTTCCGGCTGCCCCAGGTGCCGCAACGTCCGCTCCCCAACAGCGTCGACGAACAGCCCGCACGCCTTCCCGTAATCCCCCGAGTCCAGCAGCCGAACTTTGATGCCGGCGTCGTCCGCCTTGCGGGCGATCGCCGCCGCCGGCCCGAACCCGTCACAGACGATCTCCGCGATCTCATGGGAGCGGTAGATGTCCATCAGCCGGTCGGTGAGCCAACCGGTGCCGTGGTTCGCGCTCACAACCTCCACCAGCATGTTGCCGCGCTCGTCCCTGCCAGCCGCGACGATGCTGGAGTGCCGGTCGGGGCTCACGTCGAACGCGATGCAGACCGGGTCGACCATGACCGCTTCAGGATCCTGAACAGCCGTCCACTCCTCCTGGCTGATGAGTACGTCGGCGGCGCCGTCCGTGGCCGGGTAATCACCGACGCCCAGCAACTCCACTTTGAAGCCACGGTCGGACAACGCCCGCCGCTCCCACGACATGTGCTCCTCCGTGACGCGGCCTCGCTCGAGCGCGAAGTTCACCTGCCGCCACGCCTCCGGGCTATCAGCAACATCGTCCGGCACATCATCCGGGTGCTCGAAATCAAGGCTGTACTCGAAGTACGCCAACGACTCGTCGCCGCCGGCGATGCCGCGCTCCCGCACCCGAGTCCACACCACCCCATGCTCGTGCATCTCCTGATCCACGGCGCTGCCGGCGTAGCACAGCTGCGGCCCGCGTTCCGCCTTCGACGCCCGGATGATCGGCAGGGCGCTCGAATGGGCGGCCTCGCTGATAATCATCGCCTCGTCCAACGCCAGGAAGTCGACGCCGGCGAACCCGCGCATCCCGCTCTTCGTCCGCGTCTTGAACTCGATCCGCCGCCCGTCCTGCAACGTGATCGACTCCTCTCCGTGCGAATACCGGTACCCGACAACCGCCCCCGACGGCCTGCGCTTCACCTGCCCGTCGAGCTCGGCGTTGTTGCGGACGACCGCCTCGAGCCGCTGGAAATGCTCCGCGCTGGTCTTGAACTCGTGCGCGGTATGGATCACCAGGCCCTCGCCGAGCTCGAACAGCCCGAACAGCTCCCGCGCCAACAGAACCTCGCCCTTCCCGTTCTGCCGCGGCACATGCAACCCAACCTCCCGCGTCTGCCACCGCCCATCCTCGCGCAGACCCAGCATCCCCGCCAGCATCAGCTCCTGCTCCGGGTCAAGCGTCATCCCCACCCGCCGCGCAAACCCGATCGCCTGCTCCCCAAGCGAACCCGGCGCCTCCGGCACCCAGCAGATCCGCGGCCGCACAACCTCGAGAGTGCTCACCAGCCACCCCGCCCCAACAACCACCACAGCAGCACCGGGATCACCAACAGAACGAACAGCAGGAACCCCGAGTAAACCAGGATCCCCTCAACGCTCACCACGGCCGCGACTGCCGCCGAGCCCCACCCAGCCGACCACCCGCCGACCGATTACAACCCGCATGAGCCGCCCCCAAATACCCCCGCCGGTCATCCCGATGATCCAAATCCCACGCCGCCCCCGGCGCGATCAACTCCCCGCAACGCGTACACACCGCCACACCCCTCGCAACGAACCCCGCGAACCGGCGACGAACAGCCTGATGCACCGACCCATAACCCCTAGCCGCCGTAGAACGACGCGAACGAACCCGATTTGTAACTAGGGAGAGATTTCTGACTGCGGAGGTCATGAGC